TTAGTGATTGCTTCAGCAACGGCAGACTTGCGGAAAGCAAGCTGCACCTGTTTGCTGTAAATTACAGGTGAAAAATTACCGTTAGGAAGATTACCATAACCCGCAGCGGTTGCGAATGCCATGTTTTTCTCCTAAAGTTTTAGCATTTTTCTACAGATGCAAACTCACCAGACTAATCAGAGGCTAATTCGTTTGGGTGTGTATTCTAGTAAGGTGGCCGCCTTACTGTTCAACAGGCCAAATTCGTCAGGTAATCCGTAAGCTGTGTTTGTTTGCTGTTATGTGTGGACACATTGCGCTATGCATCCACACTTGGTTACATATAGTTATACTGATTTATAACTATTTGTCAACACTTTTTTATCTGGCAGAACCAGAAATATCATAGATAAACTTTCCTGTGCGGATAGCCTCCATAATCTCGTCAGAGTGTTTCTCATATTCTTGCGGAGACATCGCTTGAACTTGAGACTCTTTTAAATAAGTGGAAGATTCGTCTGCTTGAGGTGTGTTTCGTTCACGTTTCGTTGAAACAGCTTCAGCAGCACCTTTAGACGTTTTACTTTTTCTTTCACTTTTAATCCCCTTATCTGCTTTGTACAAGTCAATTGCTCGTGCAGCAGAACGTGCATCATTGTTGTTTTCGTACAATGCATCCTGCACCCATTTAGGTTGTTCATCTGCCCATTGATGAAAATCATCACTATCTCTAATTTCATCAAAATCAGGATGCAACCTCATCAACTCTGCTTCAGCTTTTTCTTGAGAGGCATTTAGTTGCATCTCGTCAATAGCCTTTAGTCGCTCTTCAAGAGCAGCAGATTGTTCCTTTGCTTTTTTAGCTGCAATAGTTTCAACAATACCTGCTACATCAGGATATTTAGTTGCCCACTCTTCAATGTCTTCGTCTGATTTAGGTAGGCGCATTTCCTTTTGTGCAGCAGCAGAAAGTTGACTACGTAGTTCTTCGATTTCCTTTTTAAATTCTTCTGCTTGTTTTTGCTGATGTCTACGTAGGTCAGAGTAACGCTTTTTAAATGTTTTCTCTTCTGCATTTGTAGGTTCAGCTTCTTGTTCTTCTTTTTGTTCAGGCCTCTCTGCCTCACCTGCATTTTCTTTTATAAGTTGTTCTAGTTCCGCTTCTTCACGCTGACGTTTTTCTTCATTTGTATATTTACGATTTGCAAATGCAACTTTTTTTTCTGATTGCATTTCTTCTGCCATAATAGCTGCTTCAGCCATTGTTTTCTCCTTTGGGGCTAACCGTAGCCAGTGTTGGGGGGTTAGGTAGCCATTGAGTTATCTAGGATATTATCGTGTTCCTAGTCCACGCTTCTTAGTTCGTGGTGTAGGTTTAATATTACTAACATCAATAATGTTGCTAATTTGTGGGCCTAACACACGACCTAAAACTCTAAGTTCTTCACTGCCAATAAGACCACGAAGAGTTATTCTATCATCTTCAGATAGAGCAGCATAACGCTCTGCAATTTCAGCTTGAAGCTGTTGAACTGTTTCAGCCATTTTTAATTCTTCCTGCTACATATACAATAGGATGGATAAACTTACACCATACATTACCAACTAAACTGTCTTTAGCACGGCCTTTAGTCATTACATGTTTAAGATGTTTTGTACGTTCTTGTGCGAGATACGCACCAAGTTGCGTAAGTATGTTACTATTTTGCATACCACGCACATAAGGTTTGAATATCCAATGATACCCTATTTCATGGTACTTTGTCAAGTATTTCTTTTCATAAACACCCCAAATTTTAATTGCTTGTTTCCAATCATTAAGTTGTGTTTGCCTATACATTTCTGTACACACAATTTTAGATTCGCCTCCACTGTCACTACTACGGTCTTCGTGTTCTTTTGAACCCGGAATTGCAGCACCAGTAACTTTACCTGTGCTATCTGTAGTTAAAAATCCAGAAGCAAATGTTGTGCCTTTTCCGGGTTCATCATCAGTAGCAATACCAGAAACATTAAAAGTACGACCAGTTGAAGATGTATAGTCTACGTTTTTATCTTGATATGGATTATAATTAGAATCGCTTTGTGCTTGTTCTCTGCGAGACTTTGTATTTAAACGGTCAAATGCTGTGCCGCCTTCTGCCTCTGCAGCTTCTTCATCTGCTCTTTCAGATGCAGTCATGGTAGGTATAGCAGGTGTTGCAGTTGCAGCACGTGTAGTGCGTGTAGTGCGTGTACCTGAAAATTCACCAGCATCTACTCTATCCCTAGAAGTTGTTCTATCTCTTCTGGTATCTCTCTCAAACTCTTCAATATTAAATGGAGAATCTGAAGTTAATCCTACAGTTTCATCAGCCGCTACAGGTGTAGATGGACGAGTACGTGTAGTGGTAGCAAAGTCAGCAGGTATTGTTTCACGACCTGCTATTTCGCTAGTAATTTCTGGTTTATCATCAATTATACCTCGTTCTTCACGGTCAATTTTAGCAGCTTCTGAAGCACTAACATCTGCTTGACGCACTTGCGCTGACCTTACACCCGCTTCTTTTTCATACGCAGCTTGCATTGCCTCTGGAGAAGTGTCCGTAATATCTGTAACTGCAGTTTTTGTAACATCAGTTACAGGCATACTACCATCAGGTGCAATATTACCAAACTCATCTCTATCATCAATAGATTGTTTTCCAGTAACTTTATCAAATGCTCCTTTAGCTAAATCTGTTATTTTTTCTGCACCTGTTCGCAAATCTTTTTGACCAGATACTTCTCCTGTTACTGGGTCACGATATCCACTTCTAATTTCATCGGAAAAAGTATCCATAACATTTTTTGTGTCTTCTACAGATAACCCCATCATAGTAGATAGAGTTTCAATTTGATTTTCTTTAGCATCTCCAATTTGTTTTTGTGTTTTAAACGCCCCTACAACATTACCTACAATTCCTCCTAGTATACCCGGTTGATTTTCTTTTTGGATACCCTCAACTACAGACCCAAAACTTGGCCCACTAAAACCTTGTGCTTGTTCTACAAGATTAAAGGCCGCTACATCAGCATCTGTTTTAGACATAGTAAACCCACTGTCATCCGTAGAAGGGCTACCATCGTCTGAAGGCTGAGGTGCAGTTGTAGTTGTAGTTGGAGTTGTTGTTTGTTCAGGCGTAGTCGTCTGTTCAGGTGAGTCTGTTTTTAATGTATACCCCGGTGGAATAGGAATAAGGGGATTGCCATTTTCATCTACTGGAACATTAATAGTATTTCCATCCGCATCAACATATATAGCAGTGCGAGGAATAACAAATTGAGAAAAGGAAGGGGCAGCTTGTTGCATAGTCGGTGTATATTGCTGCTGTGGAGGTTGGTACATAGGCGCACCTGTAACAGGAACAGAAGGTGCTTGATACTGTTGATACTGCGGTTGATAATTAGCAAACTGAGATTGTTGATAGGTAGGTTGTTGAATACCACCACCCATAACACCAAACGGAGATGGCGGGGGTACATAACCACCTACTTGGTAGTCTGCAATACCATCATCTTCCATCTCAAGGTCGTCCATGCTAAATGGCACATCGTCAGGTAGAGTAGCCTCTTCTGAATTACCCATCTGACCCATTGCTTCCATTTTCTGCAGACCTGTTTTTGCTTCGTCACGCAGTTCCATAATCTTTTCGAGACCGTGATAACGTACTACATCAGCAGGAAGAACAAACTCACCTTCACTTAGTTGGGCAGGAATATCATCACGTACTTCTTCTTGGGTAGAACCTACAGGAACGTCATTGCCAGACACAGGGTCAATTGAACCACCCTCATCCATAAGGCCACCTTCATCAAACGCACCTTCTACAGGCTCAAACAGTTCCATTTGTTTTTTCATTGCCATTTACTTCATCCCGTAGATATTTAAGTTTACGTAAAGCTGTGATAGCACCTTGCTGACGGTGCATCATTATTGTATCGTCTGATTGCTCCAACACCTTTTGGTGTTGCTCAATAGCTAAGTCTATATAACTATTGAATGCTTCCCACTGGCGGTTGTTGCCCACCAGCGGCTTGAGGCGGCTGAGTACCTGCTGCTTGTTCATTTCCACTAAATCCTTGTTCACCCGGAACTGGTGCTTGACCAGTACCTATATTTCCACCACCAGCACCTGTTGGGTCAAGTGGCGCACCTGTTGCTTGAGGCTGTTGTTGTTCTGCTGGTGCTTGAAACTGCTTCATTAGTTCTGCTTGCAGTGCAGCCTCACTCATATTGTTGGTTACTTTATCGGGGTCAAGGTCCATTGACTTTGCAATTTCACTAATAACATATTGAAACTTTGCAAAGGGGGCAAGTGATGGATTACTTGCAATCTGAAGGAACTGCATTAAGCGTTGGCTACGTACTTCATTAGCCATTAGACTTTCTGTGCCACGTGCCTTAACTTCTAAGTCCCCTTTTATCTCTGGGTCAAAGTCAAACTGCATATTAAATCTAAAGAACCCTTCTCCCAAAGGACGCAATAAATAATCATCTACATTTTTAATAACAGTTTTAATACTACCACTTGCAGCATTCATTAACATAGATATACCAGAAGCAGTGCGTCCTACACCAGATACACCTGTTTGTCCGTGAGCAAATGATGGCAGTCCTGTTGACTCATCTGATAGCTGACGTGCTTTATCAAATAGCATCATGTTTTCTGATGATACATTAGGAAATTTTGTACCAAAAATAGCTTGACCCGGTGCGCCAGATTGTCTGCGGAATACTTTTCCCGGATATATAGACATGTCTTGCCCCGGCACAAGATTTGTTTCATCTACCTCAATAAGCAGATTACCTGACAGTACAGCATTGTCTACAGCCATACGCATAAACCCATTCATCAGTGTCTGCGTATCGTCCATGTTTTCTGCAATACCTACACCAAAGAATGAGTATGGGTTCATTTCATATGGTGCAGCTACGTAAGGAATTTTAGCTGGCTTAAATGGATTAAGCACCATACGAATAAGTTTATTGTTACAAATCCATACATTTGCTTGTAACTCATCAAACTCTTTTAGTTCCTCTGGTATCTCAACACCCTGCTCTTCCAGCATTTCGGTATCAACCATACCCCAATACTCAAGAACTTCAAAACGGTCAATACCATGCTCTGGTGCATAATCAGATAGGTCATCTTCCCAATACTTTTTGATATAGTTTTCACCCATCTGGATGCACTCATCAATAACTTGACCACGAAAATATGGACGTTTTTTAAGCATACGCATCTGTGAGCGAGACATCTTATGACGTTCAATAACAAACTGTGCTTCATCCATGTTGTTTGAATCTGGGTCAGGATAAAAGTTCCATACAGATACATGGTCTACTTGCGGTACAGTTTTAAACAGTGGGTCATAGTTACCTTCATCATCCCAGTTAGGATATTCTTTATCTTTAGCAAATGGTCCTTTCATAATGCCTGTGCCAAACAGTGCCATTTCAAAAGAACTGCTACGCAAGTTTTTATTAGCACCTGACTCTTCTAGCTGGTCATGTATTTTCTTCTGCATTTTTTTAGCGGCAATCATCGCTGGACTAAATTCAATAGCAGTAGGTGTTTTACCCGGACCTTCTTTCAGTTTATCCTGAACAGGGTCAAGTTTTTCTTCTAACGGTCCAAGTTTTTCAGACAGCGTTTTAGCTGTTGCACCCGGTGGCAAATCATTTCCATCTCCTTTAAAACCATACGGACTTGTAAGCGAAGTAGTCGCTTGCATCTGTTGCGGTTCTTTTGGGTCAAAGTGTACATCGGCAACTACCCCTTCAGGAAGTGTTGTAGGCTCAATAGATAGAGGAAACTTATTATTAGCAAATAAAACATCAACGATTTGACCATATGCAGCAAGCGTTTTAGTTTTAGTAACTTTAATAAAAACACGTGACTTCTCCGACTCTGTAAACTGTACATCAGGACCGTACAAACCACGGTAGTTGCGATATGCTCTTAACCAACGCTCTTCGTCTTGATATCGGTAATCTTCAGCCCGACTGTATCTTTCAAGAATAAAAGGAATAATGTTAGACACGTCAGCATCAAAAGTTACAGAGTCATCTGTATCTTCCAACGCAATAGCATCATCTTCAATCATAATTTCATCTTCAGCCATATTTTATTCCTTAGTATCCAAAAGTAGCATCTGCAACTTGCATACCGCCACCGGGTCTACCCATCGGGTCATAATCAAATATACTAAACCTTGGTCGTGACATTATACCATACCTTAACGCATCGTACAAGTGGTCTTCTGCTTTCGTGTCCACATCCTCTGGATTCTTTTTATCCAACGGGATGGACGGTAATTGGGCGACAATGTTTGTGCAACTATCAAAGAAAACAAGTCTAGGCTCTTCCGTAAATTCATCTACCTGTAAACGCCTGTGTATCTCATTCTTACCTGCTACACGGCTACCACGGCTGCGGTCTGATGGTCTCCACCTGCAACCTCTGCTTATCATCTGTTCCGCAAGAGACGGTCCAGTATCACCACGCTTATGCCAAAGACTACTATCCAAGACACCATATTTAATATTTCCATCTTCCGCTTCTAACTCCAATACCATATCAGCTAAGTCCGTAGCTAGGACTTTCGACACGTACAATTCCCTGTACACAATGAGTTGCTCAGACGGTGCGACAGCGAACCAAACAACACCGCTGTAAGAACCATACCCGTAATCACATGCTCTGAACTTAACCCAATTGTTAGGAATATTAAAAGGTTCAACAACATGAATATCACGGTTAAACTCTGTGAACGCAGCACCTTCTTTAATATCCCAATCGCCCTCAAGGAGTTGTCTCCTTTGTTGCTCTGGAAGCGACAGGAGCATAGCTTCGTAGTCACCTGCTTCAGAGAGATACGGGTTGTCAGATAGTCTAGCAGGAATGAACCTACGTTTAAATAATGGCTTCCCAGCTTTGCTGTGACCTGCTGGATATCGAAGAACTTCACCCGTTTCACTATCTGTCGCATCATACGCCTTATTATATGGGGCAGGGTCAATAAACATTTTCTTTACCCAGTGATGCCCTCTTCCACCGGGGTTTGTTGTAGCCCTCATAAAGACGGGCAAATCAGGGGCAGTGGACCGTAGACGACTTCGCATGTAATTCCATGCATATGGCGATTGCCACTGGGTCAGTTCGTCAAAGCCTATCCAGCTAAAAGCCAGACCCTGATAACGCAGGACATCTTCATCTCTATCGAGGTATGACATCCACAACCTCGCACCAGATGGCGCAGTCCACTGCATCTTTCTTTCTGACCACTTAATACCGGGCCAGATTTTTGGATAGAGTTCCTGTGATTTAAATATTAGTTCACGTAACTCTTCCGTAGTATGTCGGAGCAACAGCCCACTAAACTGTGGATGCCCCATGTAACGAAGAGGGTCTGCAAGCATAGCGTAGGATTTACCACCACCTGCTGAACCACCGTAAAGAACTTCACGTTCACTTGCCGCAAGAAAGTCTGTCTGTGGGCCGGGGTTAGGTTTAAAGAGTACGTTAGCTGTTTCTTCTACACTCTCAAACTCAACAGCTTCAGATTCAATCTCTTGTATCTCAACCTGCGGCTTTTGAACCTGTTCTTTCTTCTTCGAGGCTTTGCGCTTTGGCGATTGCCTTTTCCGCATACTCTGCCCACTTGCGGAGGCTTTTAGCTTGGTTCTTACGCTGTCGCTCATACTGTAACCGCTTTCTTAATCCTACGTGTGATATGTATCTACCACTATTTGTACTCAGCCAGTTAGCTACCTCACGATAGCTGTATTGCTTTATGTATGTTCTGGCCTTTTCAAGCAAATCCAACTCAGTTGGAATGGGGTCAAGAATGTCGGGGTCTTCTTCATTTTGCTTGTAACCAAACGGTACAGTACGTGCAATGCGTGGTATCTGTACCCATTCGTTTTCTTCTTTAATGTCTGTTGGCTGTGGAAGTTTCCACTGCCCTGCTGTACGTGTCATTTTTTCTTTTTGCGGTTGTCTACTATAGTTACTGGGTTTACATAATTTTTTGTCGCTAAACCCCCGGCATACATTTTTTTATCTGAACCTATTGCACCAGACGTATCCAGTTGATGTAAGTGGTCCGCTAAATCATCCTTAGACATAGTTTTACCATCAGAGTATTTTGTTGTTACTCCTGCACTGTTTGCAATTTTCAATAAATTTGCTTTAGACATTTTGTCGTAATAAGTAGCCATTAGTCTTCGTCCTCTACTATTGCTTTAGCTGGCATAAGCATCACACCACCCGCTGCTTCTACCTGCACCTTCTCTGTTTTAATCAAACCTGTACGGTCTAGCAGTTCTTTAGCTGCAGACATCTTGTCACGAATACCAAGTTCAGTTGGGTCGTACAGTGCGCCTGTTACAGCCATTGCAGCTTTAGGTGCATTACGTGCCATGTACATCTGCGTTGCTTCGAGTATCTCTTCCTTAAGACCTTTTACAATTGCAGTTGTTGGCGTATTCTCTGAATACCCTGCCAGTTTCTTAGCGGCAACTACGTCACCGCCAGCCTCTTCAAAGAGGACTTCCAGAAACTTCTGTTGTCTTTCGTTTAGTTCTCTAGCCATT